TGCATCCTGATCACTAGTACCACTAGAGATGACAACCAGACACATAGGATAGCTGATGTCATCTCAGGTTCTCACTGTCGCTGGCGTTAGCCATGCTGTAGTAGTCATACGTTTACAGATCCTGGAGTGCTGATGTACCACTTGAGTGATCATGAGTGTCCTGAGCTTCTGTCTTTGACACTGGTTCTTCGGTCAGCTGTGGTGGACTATAGCTGATGTCATGAATTGACATACTCCATGCCCAATCACTTCCAGCCTGACCCAAGCCAGACATCAGTCTCTGTGTCACTGTAAGCATGTCTCATGTTCTCTTTCTCTTAGGGTACATCACAGGTACCGATCCTGTGTGTCTTTGGGGCTGGGAGTAGGCCACTATTCGACACTCTGGTTCGGTTACCTGTGATGTTAAGGACTGACAGGACGTCGGGAGTTACGCTATCAGTCTATAGTTCTAAGGATGTCAGCACAGGTCCCTTCCTTCGTATGGGGGTCCCTTAGTACTGACGTAAGGTAAACCTGTGTATCCTATGTATATATGGGAGGACACTTTATGTGGTCTAAAGAGTGAACTTACAGTGCCCAAATAGTGAACATGATGTATAAGCTATTGCCATGGACACATGACCTACCATATGGACACTGTAGTTACTTCGCGAAGTGACTAAAGAAGCCAGGAGTGCTGACCATACTTACACAATTGGTCACCCCTGGCTTCGTCTTTAGTACAACACTAAGTATCATAGTGATACCTTGAGTCAACAGGTGTCACTCACACTGTTTCTTGCCTGTCAGTGGGTCGTAGTAGCAAGCACCACCGACCTCAGATGCATCATCCTCAGTCACTACCTGTGATGTCTCAGGTGTTTCCTCGGTGGCTACGTCCTCTGATGATGCAGCGTTCAGGATACCATAGCGTTTACCTGATGCACGGAACGTCGTGCACCCTGATGCACCACCGTCGTATGCATCCATGTAGACCTTCTTGAAGTCTTCCCAACTGACATCATCCCCTACGTTACACGTCTTACTACACGCAGAGTCGACATACTGTGATGCCACGTTGAGTACCTTCACATGGTCAAACACTGACAGTTCGTTAGCTGTCATGCCCTCGATGCCCCACTCGCGGAACGCATAGTCTTCCACACGCTCTTCACGTGGACCATCGAAGGTCTGGATCGTGCGATCATAGAAGTGACTGAAGACAGGCTCGATGCCAGAGCTTACGTTGTCAGCTGATAGACTGATGGTGCCTGTCGGTGCGACTGACAGTAGGTGACTATTGCGGATCCCATGTTCCTTGATGCTGTCACGGATATCCTCTGGTAGTGACCGTGCGAACGCGCTGTCTAACATCAGTGGATCATACAGTGGGAACGGTCCTTTCTCTATAGCCAGGTCAATGGATGCACGATAGGCGCCATCACGGATGATCTGCATGATAGTCTTGAACACATGTAGGAAACCTGGGGATCCATAGTCATGACCTAAGCCCTCAATGGCATTGGCGACACCAGTGACACCCAAGCCCATACGGCGCTTGCTCTGTGCTTCTAGTTGCTGCGCTGGGAGTGGGTACACAGCGCGGTCAACCACGTTGTCCATAGCCCTCACAACGTGCCTGATGTCGTCCTGTAGTTGGACATAGTCGAAGGACATGGGTTCACCACTGTGGATCCCATTGCCTCTGACGTACTTGACCAGGTTGAATGATCCTAGAAGACATGCGCCATTTGGTGGTAGCGGCTGCTCACCACATGGGTTAGTGGCTGCGATTGTCTCGCAGTACCACAGGTTGTTCTTCTTGTTGATACGGTCAATGAACAGAATGCCTGGCTCTGCCCAGTCCCATGTTGATCGCATGATCTGATCCCAGAGTGCCTGAGCACTGACAGTCTTGTACACTCGACCCTCAAAGACCAGGTCAAAGTCGCCACCAGTCTTCACAGCTTCCATGAACTTGTCAGTGACACCGACACTGATGTTAAACCCTGTCAGTGTGGTGCTGTTGTTCTTAGCTGTGACAAACTCTTCGATGTCTGGGTGGTCAACACGTAGGACACCCATCTGTGCGCCACGACGGTGACCAGCGGATGCAATGGTCTGACATACAGCATCGAAGATACCCATGAACGACAGAGGTCCTGATGACTTACTATCGAGAGACTTAATGAGATCGCCACGTGGGCGCAGGGTGCTGAAGTCGTAACCAATGCCACCACCTAGCTGCATGGTCTTTGCTGCTTGCTTGGCTGCATCCATAATGCCTTCCATGCTGTCTTCAACCGTCATAGACACAAAGCAGTTATAAGGTGTCACACGACGTGGGGATCCCATAGCTGACTGTACGCGACCAGCTGGTAAGAAACGCTGGTCGTAGAGGATGTCTTTGAACGCACGGTAGTGTGGCTCACTGTCCTTCAGAGCGTGTGCAACACGTGCCATAGCTTGCTTGAAGTCCTCTCCCTCTGCACGGTACTTCATGCGGTGAATCTCTTCAGAAATAGGTAGTGATGGGCCGAAGTGGCCCTTGTGGTTACTAAATGTCATTTGGTTGTTTTCCTTCGAGAAGGTTGATGCGCATCTCGCAGTAGCGCATGGCCTTCTTTAGATCAGTGATTTCAGATTGTACTTTGTCTTGTCCATCATACAGCTTGGACCCAGCGCGACTGACATACTTGATGACATTGCCACGCCAGAACTCCATGCCGTTTTGCATGATGAACACAATTGGCTCGATAGGCCACTTAGCATAGTGGCTTGGTCGTCTTATTATCTCTTCCCTTGCCCCTTGTTCCAAGCTGGTTTCCCCTTTGGTCTGCCGCCTAACTTGGCGTTTTGTGCGTTCTTGTTGATAGCGTCCCAGGTTTCACGGTTGAGACCCTGGAGTAGGATCCTGTTCTCTCGTTCACAGACCTCATGATATCTCTTGAAGTCTTCTAGGATTGTGTCTTCGTTCATAGCCATTAGCTTGGCTCCCATAGTTTGATTGCGCCCTGTTCCACGTCCCAGTCTTCGAACCGTAAGATCCGAGCGAGACGTGCCTGTGTCAGCGCGTAGTCTGCGTTTAGTTTCTGCTTTTGATATGCCTGGACAACAGTGTTCCAGGTAGGTGATCGACCTAATAGCTTCTCAGCTGTCTTAGCTCCGACTGACGGACAACCGGAGTAGCCATCGGTCACGTCACCCGTGAGTGTCTGAGTGTAGAACCATAGATCCGCATCAGACTGCTTGATGTTGTGGAACTCACCAGACATAGGTCTGTAGAGCTTCCCAGGTATCGACTTCATGTCCTTATCGTCAGACACCATGATCGTGTTGTGACCTGGTGCGGTACTCAGGATACCCAAGATGTCGTCAGCTTCTAAGAGCGGCTCACGATACCACCTGTAGGTCTCCTGGATCCACTTGATGAAGGCAGAGTAGCCCACAGGCTTCCTGACCTTCTTTCGACCACCTTTGTACATCGGGTCGATTGTTTTCCTAAAGTTATCCTTATCGGACAGACAGATTACGAATGATCCTGTCTCCAGGTTGTCGCAAGTGCTGTCTATAAACTCTCGGAAGATCTCTTTGGCTTGCTTTAGGTCCGAGGACAGTGACCATATGTCGTCACCCCAGTCGATCTCCTCTTCGGCAGCTGCACACGCTCGATAGGCGTACAGGTCACCGTCAATGAGTAGGACTGTGTTCTCCTCGGGCTTTTGCAAGAATGTCTTGAAGTAACCCATCTAACTCTCCTTTGGTCTCCATGCCGTGCTCTGTAATGAGCCAGCGGTTACCCCATGTGTCCTCTCCACAGTTCGTCGTGATCATGCCCTCAGAGGCCGCTATAGCGACGTAGAAGGCACCCTGACGGGCGAACTGACTGGATACTGTGAAGGGACGACGCCACGCCCTGTCGAGGACGACATAGAGTGTGACAATTGCAGCTAAGTGGTCCGTGACTTCAGTGGGTGTCAGCCCAAGTTCGTCCCACGGTATATTCTGCGGTAATGGGGATTTTAGTTTCGAAATAGCTGCCTGTTTCTTGCGCCATTCGTCTAGCGATATCACCGACATCCTCAGCGATCTCCTGTGTTCGACAGGCAACCTGGATCTCGTCGTGTATCCAGCCGACAATGTATGCATCGTCGTGATGTTGCCTGATGATTTCTTGATAAGTCAGTTCCACCCACTTCTTGCAGATGATGGCCCCAGCGCTCTGTAGAAGCTGACTGAGTAACTTGTGCTCTGACCTGATGAATAGTTTCCTACCATCGAGACCAATTAAGTGGCCCCTCTTTTCGTGTGCTGCTTTAAGTCTTCGGAGCAGTGTTCCAAACGCTGGGATGTTCTTATTGAAGTTCTCCTTCAGCTGCTTGCCGTGCTTTGCGCCTTTGCCAGCGATTTTGCCAATGAGCATGTCACCGCCGCCGTACATTGTTGCATCGATGTGTTCGACTGGGGGCGTTACTCCCAGCCCGTTCTCTTATGAACTGCTGTATGTCGCCATACAGGCCAGACTATATCTTCACCCTATTCAGGGGCCATGCGCTTCCACTCACTTGAGTGTACTTCCTTGCGGAATAGTCGTTGCACCTTCTAAATACTTAACCGCTGCCAATAATGTTTCTTTGTTGTCTTGAAATAGGCCTAAAGCCCGATTGCAATTGTGACATAAAAGGCCACGCACAACACCTGTCTGATGACAGTGGTCTACTACAAGTTTCATTGTATGACAGTTCTTCATAGTGAAACCTTCACCACCACATGTTTTACAGCAATGGTTCTGGTCTTCTAACATCCGAGTGTATTGATTGTATGTCAGACCATAGTTACGCATGAGATAATTCTCAGTGTTAGCTATGGTGGCACATTCATCACTACAGTGCATGTGTGAAGGCGCAATTGGAGAGAAGGTCTCCCCGCACCTTTTACATGGCTTATCCTTAAAATACCCTTGAGGATATTTAGACGGTTTTGCAGTGAATCTATCTGATTTCGGATTTGATCTAGCGTAAGTAACCATATGCACCTCCTTATGAGGGCAGTGGTTAAGTATTTAGCTTGGCTCAGGATTGTCTCGGTGAGAGTTTCCCTGAGTTCACATGGTTTTAATCGAGAGGTTTCCCTCAAGTCATCCCGTTGAGATGAATGTTTTGGCTTGGTCTCTGGTAGCTAACCCAGCCGCCTTTTGGTTGTGCGTATGGATGTCACCTTCCAGGATCTGACTGGCGTACTCACCACCGTCATTCAGGTAGTGGGCAAGACAACGTAGCTCTAGACCACTAAGGTCACTACCTGTCAGAAACCACCCGTCTGGAACCGTGAACAACTCACGGCACTCTTTGCCATACGGAAGACTGGTTTTTGGCACCTGGGTGAGGTTTGGCCCTCGATGAGATGCGCGGCCCGAGACCGTGCCCCCAGACACAATCGTGTGCCTGATCTTACCGAAGCTGTCGACCTTCTTGAGCCACGCCTGTGGACCCTCAGCCAGCTGACCGACGCGCTTGTCAATCATGAAGTACTCAGCCAACTTCTTGGCTTCAGGATACGGAAGTTTACCTAAGACTGTTTCGTCAATCTGGGCGTGACCAGTGCCTGTGAACTTGGTTGGCTTCCAGGCATACTTTTGACGTAGGCAGAACTCTATGTGACGTCGGCTACTTGGGTTAAAGACAACTTGTTTACGCTTGGTAAACGGGACGCCCTCTTCGTAGCCTAAGGTCTTATTGTTACGCTTTGGTATAAACTCTTCAGACGTCTCCCAGGGTGGGAACAGTTCGTCTAGACCTTGACGTATTTCTTCACGTTTCTGCGCTAGTGTTGCATACAGATCAGATGCCTTGCGTTGATCGAAAGTCCATCCGTTGTTACCAATCTCGAAACAGATCTGTGCTAACGAATGTTCTAACGTAATAGACTGCTCACTGAACCCACGTGACATACAGTGCTCAAAAAGAAC